AAGGAAAGCTTTGCGGACAAGTGTTTTTACACTATAATCATGCAGATGGAAGGTTTGCAAAAACCAATTTGTATGATAAAAGACCTATGTTGGGTATACCCAAATAACGTTGAATATCAACGCAATCTAATATAATCTGGAGATCTATGTTACAGAAGATAGGGTTTTTACCTGGAATAAATAAACAGATCACATCTACCGGCGCTGAAAGTCAATGGATAGACTGTGATAATGTTCGTTTTAGATATGGCACCCCTGAAAAAATAGGAGGTTGGAAACAACTAGGTGCCGATAACATGACAGGTGCAGCTAGAGCTTTGCATCAATTTACCAATAGTCTAGGTAGAAAGTATTCTATCATAGGATCAAACAGAATTTTATACGCATATTCAGGCGGTGTGTTTTATGACATACACCCCATTAGCTCCACAAACACATTATCAAATGCATTTAGTACAACTAATGGATCAGCAGCTGTTACTATAAATTTTTCTGGTGATCACGGTATTCAAGCTGGTGATGTTGTTTTACTTGACAACTTTACAGCAATTACAAATTCTAATTACAGTGCATCTGATTTTGACGACATAAGATTTATGGCCACAACTGTGCCTACATCTAACACAATAACAATTACAATGCCTTCTGCTGAATCAGGATCTGGTGCAACACAATCAGGTGGTATTAGAGTTCAACATTATTATCACGTTGGACCTGATGTACAAGGACAAGGTTTTGGTTATGGTTTAGGATCTTGGAGTGGTGTAGAGGTTGGAGCTTTTACTACAGTTTTATCTTCCGATATTAATAGTTCTACAACAAGTATAACATTAAACGATGCATCACAGTTTCCATCATCAGGTACAAACTTTATACAAATAGGAACAGAAGAAATATCTTACACAGGTATATCTACAAACACTTTAACAGGTGTAACAAGAGGTGTGAGAAACACTACAGCAGCATCACACTCTTCAGGAGCCACGGTTACAAACACATCAAGTTACGTTGCATGGGGTGAAGCAGCATCGGGTGACTTAATTGTTGATCCCGGTATGTGGTCTATTGATAACTTTGGTGACAAAGCTATTTGTTTAATTGTTGATGGTGAAGTATTTGAATGGAACTCTGCAGCAACTGATGCAACCTCTACAAGAGCCACGATTATATCTGGCGCACCCACTGCATCAAGACACATGTTAGTATCTACACCAGATAGACACTTAGTATTTTATGGTACTGAAACAACTATCGGTACGAAGTCTACACAAGATAATATGTTTGTAAGGTTCTCTGCTGTTGAGGACATTAACGATTACACACCTACAGCAACCAATGACGCTGGTACACAGAGACTGGCCGACGGATCACGGATCATGGGAGCTATTAGAGGTAGAGATGCATTATATGTATGGACGGATACAGCTCTATTCTTACAAAGATTTGTTGGTCAACCATTTACATTTGCTTTTATACAAGCAGGTACAAACTGTGGACTAGCAGGTAAGAACGCAGTTGTCGAAGTAGACGGTGCAGCATACTGGTTATCTGAAAACGGTTTCTTTAAATACGCTGGTGCTCTTCAATCCTTACCTTGTTTAGTAGAAGATTTTGTTTACGATGACATTAATTTAGATTCTGGTAATCAAATGATAACTGCAGGACTCAATAACTTGTTTGGTGAGATCATGTGGTTCTATCCAACAGCAAACTCTGCTGTTGTTAATAAGATGGTATCTTATAATTATTTTGACTCAACACCACAAAGACCTGTGTGGACTGTTGGAAGTCTATCTAGAACTGCTTGGGCAGATTCTGCAGTATTTGGTAACCCTCATGCATTAGAGTATGATGCTGATGGTGTAGAAGGAGCAACTTCATCTACATATGTTCAAGGAAACACAGATGGTATTTCAACATACTATCAACACGAAACAGGCACAGATCAAGTTAAAGGTGGAGCAGTAACAGCTATTGCTGCTACTATAACATCAGGAGATTTTGATATTACACAAGATCAAAAACAAGGTGTAACTCTTAAAGGAGATGGTGAATTTATTATGAAGATTAGAAGATTTATACCTGACTTCATATCACAAACAGGAAATACGCAGATAACATTAAATCTACGTAATTACTCTAACAGCTCATCAGCAAGTTCTTCATTAGGACCCTTTACAGTTACCTCATCAACAGATAAGGTAGATACACGAGCAAGAGCTAGAGCAATAGCACTTAAAGTAGAAAACACAGGTACTAGTCAAGACTGGAAACTCGGTACGTTTAGACTAGACATACAACCAGACGGAAGAAGATAATGAGTATAATTAATAGATTTAATACAGAACTTGGAAAATCTTTTGACGATTATGTTAATACATATTTAGGTCCAAAAGGGGTTGCATTTACCTCTCCCAATAAAACAGCTTATGATATAGCAGTAAACGAAGCAGCAGCTAAAGTTCCGTCTCAAGCTTTAGAAGGAACTTTTCCAGGAATGACAGGAAAGGTTTTAGGAACATTGTCTGATTTTACTATGCCAGCTCTTGCTTTAGGTTCAAGTCCCTTTTACGACATGTATCAAGCATCAGAAAGAGCTCGTGCAAAATATGGAGAACCAGATGTTCTTGGTATTACAGGTGATTCTGAAATTCCTATGGGACCTAGTTTTCCTGAATATGCAAAAGCAGTTGCCGATGAAAATATAATAAGCAGTGCAATAGGTAGAACTGCAGGAGCAGGAAAAAATTTAGCAAATAGATTTAGTAGAATAAAAGATGGAATAGTGGCTAATATACCAGAATCTATTTTTACTAGCGCATATGCTCCTGAGATATCTGAAAAAGATAGACAATCTATAGACATTACAGATAAGTTAAATGATTACTACGAAAAAGGAGAAATGATGGACAACGTTGTTGATGCTCCAGAGGATGGTATTTTACAGACTCTTCTCTCTAAAGGAAAAGATATAGTGGGAAACGTTTTTGACAAAATACCTAACGTTGGTATTTTTGCAGCATTTAAAGATAAAATTGATCCTAGCACTCTTCTTAGTTTTTTAGCTAACGTTTATACTGGTGGAACAAAACAAGCCCTTACTGGAACAGGTATAGGAAAAGCTTTTGGTAATATCAGAGATGCAATAGGAAATAGACTTGGACCAGCATCATACGGAACTTCACAAGCTGCATTCAATGCTATGACACCATCACAACAACAAGCCGTTGGATCTATTTACGGACAAGGTGGTATTATGCAAGGATACAATGCTGTGTCAGCTTTTGGTAGAGGACCAGCAGGTGCTATTCAAAATAGAATAGATGCAATATTAGGAAGAAAAGCTCCACAGACAAGAATCTCTAAACAAAGAGTTAAAGATCTACAAGCAGCACTAACAAATGTTGGTGGCGCTGGTAGTGCAGACTATGGACCGTCTGGATATGAGGGTATGAGTGATGCAGCAAGTGATCAAGAAATGTCTGAAGGTGGAAGAGGAAGTAGAGGATA